GGCCAAAGTAGGTACAAGCATTTTTATGTTTTGTGTTTAATAAGAAGATTGGTTACGGCCAGTGACGCTACCCACCAAAGAAACGTAACAACAAACATTGTACGTGTTGGTAGAAGTGGCGCCAGCCAACATGGCATAGGTGCCCGTCATCGCATTAGCAAACGTCGAATAGAGGTTAAGTGTATTATTACTAAACACTCCATAGCAAGTAAACCCATCGTCAAGCGTAATAGCTACGCCAGAGGCGAGAGGGTTCTTGTAAGCCCAAGCCGTAGCAGCGGTGACATTCGTCCATGCTGCATTAACCCCAGAAACTGTGGAGTTAGTGACATCAAGAATAATCTTGTATATGTCACCAGCAGAGGCGCCGACAGGTGCAGCGGCGTTCGAACCAGAAACAGCTTTACCTTGGAAAGCAGGCAAAAGCACAGTTGAATTAATCGTCTGAACAGCCGCTGTCTCTCCAATGCAAGTCTGTGTCCACTGAGCACGGACTACTGGTAGCAGTCCAGCCCTGGGATTGATTTGATGTTGCTTAAAAGTGATATCATAATCAAACAAAATGTAGCCGGGCGAGTTGGCTGCATTAGTTTTAGAAAAGATAAACACAGTGCCGTTAGCATCTTCGTTTAGATCTAGGTTCATACCATAATCAGTGGTCTTGAACTCAGGATCCGGACGAAGAAGAGCGGTGTGATTTGTCCATTGTGGCCCCAGTACAGTATTGGCATCAGACAGTATGTAAGGCAAGAACGATGTGCTCGTAGAGTCAATCATCGGACCAGCTCGATCCTTCTCATAGTAGAACACCACGTCGCCAGCTTGAGAAGTTGGACTAGACGTGATGTAATGCACGGCCAAGCTATTAAACTTGAAGAAACCGTACATCTGGCAATACTCGCGCAAAGACGTAGTAGGCATTGCGCAAGGAGTGATGGGAATACCACCAGCTAAGGTCCAATCAGTTGCAGCAGCAACGGTTGAACCCACGGTAAAAGCAAAATCACGACCGCGAACACGACAGCCATTGGTGGACATTTCCACAAAGGGCGTCGTGCCGCGGATACTGTTTCCAATCGCGACAGGCGCAAGCGAAACGGAAGAGACAGGACCGAGACTTCGGTTCTTCTTTTGCACACTAGGCTTTCGTTGGATCTTCTTTTGAACCATTTTCGCTTAATTCTGTTGAACAAGTGAAAAATTTTTCTTGAATGTAGAATCTTTAAGATTCAAAGGCAAATATCTATCTGTATAGACGTTAAAAACGATTTTACATATATTGTCGAGGGCGTGGGAATTATACGAAGGGGTGTTTTTCCAACCAGGCAGCTACTTTCTCAACCTCATTAGGGTGGTAAGATAGATACTTAATCAAATCTCCAGGAGTAATGGGCTTCTTTTTCTTGGCTCGCAACGGCCGGTACAAAACTTGTGCCGCCGGTGCAACCTGATTATGAGCAGGGACCCTAGCCGGAGAACTAGGGACCACATTAACTGCAACTGGTTGTACTTTTGTTTTGCGTTTAAACATCTCTTCTTTTGTGTCTGTTTGTAAAGGGGCAATGGTTTTCGGTATACTAACTATAGGTTTTTGTTTTTCCGTTTTCTCGCTCACTATTGGTTTAATGGGATCTGTGGCATAGTACGCCAATACATCTTTACGATAGGTATCGCCATTCTGTATTAAATCGTTACTCCTAACCACATTCTTAACACCATTATAAACCAACGAACCCAAACCTCCAAGAAGTCCGAAATACTTGAAACCAGTTACAAAATCAGAGCCTATCTCTTTGGCCCTGTTCTTGATATAGTTCCCGTACAACGGAACATCAGCTAAATTGGACAATGGTTCGTTGAGCTTCTTAAGGGTCGCGCTGTATATTTCATCAGCAGCGGTCCTATGTGCCTCGTCTGTATAATGTGCATAAGCGGAGTCGTGCAGCCGGCTAGCTGCATCAACCCCAGATAGAGCCGGCTGTAAGCCAAACTCCACCGATTCCTGCCATTTTCCATCGGACCAATACGGTCCGATATAATTCTCCATGTTGTTTGTGCCCCGCCCTTGACACTGATTCTTTTCACAATAGGTACCAACTATCACGTTGGATTCTGACCTTTCGTTTTCGTCTACAAATCAACAGCGGTGAAAACCGTCAATAGACGGTAATCCACACACTGCGTCAAAGAAGAACTGTGACAAGCTTCACGCAATTGGGTGACAGCTTCGTCAATCGAGACCCCATATCTCTCAAGGAAGAAAACTTCCGTATCTACACTAGCTTTGTGCCGGTTGACTGCCAGCGACTTGTAGATCTTCCGCTCATCGTGAAACTCCTTTACGCGGACGTGTTTGAGCTTGCTTAGGCAGATCCTGGCGTATTCAGCGAACACTTCAATGAAACCTGCTTCATGTTGCAATCCATGCAACATGCCTTTCACTTCTCCTTCCTGCAACAGACGCAGGCTAAAACCAAGTTTCGGAAGTCTCTTGCCCAACTTGGGGCCCAAAACATATCCGTCTTCAACCGGCCAGAAGAGGGAAGAGCAATACTCAACATCGTACCACTCGGTACTGACTTTAACCTTGGCATCAAATCCAAGGGTAAGAAAACCAGTGCGCAAGACTTTGTCAAGCACACGTTGCCACGGCAACGGCAAGTGACCTTCGATCACCATGAAATTGTCGTCGCCGTGCACCAACATCTTCGCCACACACGGATAGACTTCACGGAACTTTTTCAAGCACCATTTCATCGTCATACCGTTGTTAAGCGAATTGCGGCAAGAAGTGTCAGCAGCTCCGCTGATCATAGTGTAATCCACACTATACTTGCACCCTTTGCTGGTGTAGCCATAGGCTTTCTTCATAGAAGTCATAGCGTAAGCCGTTCGACCGTACCCGTTGATACCACACTTTTCATAAGCAATGGCACCATTGATGTAACAGCCTTCTCCTTGACAAGAGTCATACCGACGGGCATCGCACTCGACGATGGTGACATCCCGGTCACCAAATTGTGCGCGCCAAGTGCCGATGTCCTCAGCGGTCATGCCGGATGTATAACAAACATCATGTTCGGCATTCCACTGAGAAGAAAGTATCTTGGAGAATT